TAAACTAAGTACAGCAGAACTTAAAAGAGATATATTAGTTTTCTCAAGAAATTATCCTGAAGAATTTATTGATGTATTAAATGATCCTGCATTACAAATGTATGATGATGTAGTTCAATTTTTTGGAGTAGGGTATCTTATTATGAAAAATCAAAATAGAGACGTGTACTTTAACTTGATAAAAAATAAAAGTAAAATGTTAACAGTACCTTATGGAGAAGACCCTACAGATATTGTTGCTTCTTACTTCCAAACAGATGATGGTGTAGAAACATATAAGCTATTATCTAATACAATGAAAAAAAAGAAATAAAAATTTCTAATTATAACTCAGAAAGAGCATCCTAATAAGGGTGCTTTTTTTTTGTTTATATTTGCACTTTATTAACCCATTAAAACCTTTTTATAAAATGGAAAAATTTATCAAAGTTACAAATGCTCCTATTACTAATGCATTAATTAGTCTTAGCGGAGTAAAATCAATCGGTACAACATCTGCAACTGCAACAACAGTTGTGATCAAGTACATGGATGGAACAGCTACTACAGTAACAACTGCAGCACAAGTTGCTCACAATGTTTATAATGCTATTGTTATTGCTCATGAAGCTGCTTTAGTTACAAGTTGGACAAGACCAATGTATTCTATTGCATTGCCTAAAGCTGTAACAAGTATTGTAAATGCTTAATTAGTTTAAGTATATCAGTAAATAAAGAGAGGTCTACAAATAAAGTGGGCCTCTTTTTTTTTATTATCTTTGTAAAAATGTTTAAATAATATGGCTGCATCAATAAACGAAGTAAGAAATACTGTATTAGCAATAGCGAATAAAAATAACTACGGATATATATCTCCTCAGGACTTTAACCTTTATGCTAAACAAGCTCAAATGGATATGTTTGAGGATTACTTTTATTCATATAATAATTGGATTAATAGAGAAAATGGAAGAACTTCAGGAACAGGATATGCAAATATAACCAAGGGGTTAGTTGAGGTAATAGATGGGTTTTCAAATCAAGTTTTTTTAGCTCAAAATATTTCTAATACTTTCTCTTTACCTAATGATTTTTATTTAATTAATAAACTATTTTATTATTCTACCCCTTTATTTACAGGAACCGCAACAACTGTACTTGCTAATTCATTGGTAGATTTTAATGCTGTAGGATGGAATACAATACCAGCATCATCTCCAACACCTAAAATAGGATCGTTAATAGTAAACACAACTACCTTAAAACAAGCTTATGTTACTGGAGTTGTAAGTACAACTCAAATAACTTTAAGTGATAATATATTTAATGTTATTGGAGAATCTTATATAATATATTCTAACACTAATATTAGGGAGGTGGAACGAGTAAGTCAAAATAAAATATTTTTGTTAACTAATTCTATGTTAACAGCACCAACTAAAACTTATCCAGCATATGTATTAGGTGGTAATATAGTTACTATATATCCTTCTACAATTTTAAATGCTGGAGATATACAAGCTCAATATGTAAGGTATCCACTTTCTCCAAGATGGACATACTTAAATTTAGAATTAGGAGAGCCACAATTTGATCCAACACAATCTGACTTTCAAGAGTTTGAATTACCAGATTCTGATGAGCCTACGTTAATAGCAAAAATTTGTCAGTATGTAGGAATAGAAATTAGAGAGGCTGATGTTTATAATTTTGGGGCAACTGAAGAAGGTAACGATACACAAGAAACAAGTTAACTATGGCATATATTACAGATTATCAATACTATGAAAACGGAGGAGTTATTCCTGAAGACGCTAACTGGGGTTCTTATCAATATGTAACATTAGAAAATATTGTAAATAATTTTATGTTAATGTATCAAGGTAATAATGAAATTATAAATAATATAAATCGTTATCAAGTTATATTTCATGCAAAGAGAGGAATTCAAGAATTGAATTACGATGCAATGAAAGAAATAAAAATATTAGAATTACAAGTTTGTGATCAGTTAAGATTTGTGTTACCACCAGATTATGTTAATTGGGTAAGGATATCAGAAATGAGAGATGGAATGTTATTTCCTTTAACAGAAAATATTCAAACCAATTGGAGTGGAGCTTATTTGCAAGATCATGACTGTAAAGTATTATTTGATATAGATGGAAATGTTATTAAACCTCATGATTCTTTCTTTGATATAGAAAGGTTGGCTGGTAAACAACAAAACATGTATTTAGGTAGTGGTCCTTATAATGGTCAGATGGGATGGAATGTAGATGGTAATTGGTGTTTTGATTATAATGTGCAAGGACGATTCGGATTAAATACAGAAACTGCAAATGTAAATCCTACTTTTAGTATTAATAAAAAAGGAGGTGTAATTAATTTTACATCAGTAATGTCAGGTAAGTATGTGGTATTAGAATATGTTTCTGATGGAATGGAAAATGGTGATGATTCAAACGTGAGTGTAAATAAAATGTTTGAAGATTTTATATATGCATATATTAAATACGCTATTTTAAATAGTAGACATGGAGCTCAAGAATATATTATCAATAGAGCAAGAAAAGATAAATCATCTTTATTAAGAAATGCTAAAATAAGATTAAGTAATATACACCCAGGGAGGCTTCTAATGAATATGAGGGGTCAGAATAAATTGATAAAATAATATGGCACAATCACGTACTGATTTCATAGCTGGGAAGATGAATAAAACGGTGGACGAAAGGTTAGTTCCACAAGGGGAATATGTAGACGCTTTAAATGTTAGGTTAGGATCTACTGAGGGTACTGAAATAGGCGCTGTAGAGAACTCTAAGGGAAATACTCTTCTTGCAGATGTTCAGTATGGTGGATCCACCTTAAGTCCTGCAGCAAGGACTATAGGAGTTTATGAGGATGGGGTTAATGAGACTCTATACTGGTTTATAAATGATCCTTCTAATGCAAACTCTGTAGTAACGGGAAAAGTAGATTTAATAGTTTCTTATAATACAAACACTTCTACTTTAATATATCATGTTATTAGTACATCTGTTTTAAATTTTGATAAAGAGTTTTTAATAACAGGAGTTAGTAAAATAGAAAATCTTTTATTTTTTACTGATGATTTAAATCCTCCAAGAGTTATAAATGTACAAAAATCACCACCAGGATATTTACAGCCTTTTGCAAATATAGATCTGTTAGTAGAAGAAGATATTAGTGTAATTGTAAAACCACCAGGTTATGAATATTACGATCCTCTTACACAAGTTGCTCCTTTAGGAACACCTCATGTAGAATTACTTGATATTCTACCACCAGATCAAGATAACCCTTTATACCCTAATCAAATTACTGATGGAGGGGAACAGAATTATATAAAAACAAGATTTTTATCTTTTGCATACAGATATAGATATGAGGATGGTGGGTATAGTGCTATATCTTTATTTTCACTTCCAGCATTTCAACCCGAATCATTTCAATTTAGTATTCAAAACTATTTAAATGCTGGTATGTTTAATAGGTACAATGCCTGTAATGTTACCTTTTCTACAGGACCGAAACAGGTAGTAGAAGTAGATTTACTTTATAAGCAGACAACAAGTAATGTTATATATGTAATTAAAAGATATAACAAGGTAGATGAAGGATGGTCAAATAATGACTTTCACACAATTCTATTTGATAACAGTGAAATATATACGACATTAGGGTCAGATGAATTATTAAGATTATATGATAATGTACCAAGAATTGCTAAGGCTCAAACTATTCAAGGTAATAGATTGATTTATGGTAATATGTAGATGGGTATGATATTAAAGATGCTCCAGGTGGAAATGAAATAAGGATAGAATATAATACACAACCTTTTTCAGAAGATATTGCAGGAGAAAAAATAGGTGATGCTGGAGCTACTAATCCTATCGTTTCTTCTTCACCCTATACTATATCAGGTACTTCAGTTTCAGGACAAGATTCTGTACTTACATGGGATCTTTCAGCGGCTAATATTGTAGGTGGAATTCCAATAGGAACAGTGTTTAATTTTAGATTTGAAATAGCTACAACTACTACAATAAGTGGATTTAATCAGCAATCTCCATTTACTATAAGCATGACATTTACTGCAGATCAAGTTTATGCAGATGCTACCGCTATGTGTGCTTCTCAAGAATTTAGAAATAGAATAGGAGGGGCTATAGGTCAAAATCAAGGAACAATGTCAGACCTTTATCCTTGTAATAATTCTGATTCAGGAGCTACATTATCAGATAAATTTTATGGAGAGGCAGCAGAAATAATTACAGGAACTGCTTTTGAATTAGTTAATGGTGGTAGAGACGCTGCAGACGCATGTACTCCATCACTATTTCCTGCGCCATGTAATACTACTATTATGGGTTCTGGAACAACTTCCTGTGGTCCTAATCCACCAAATACAATTCTATGCTCTACTGGTGTATTAACAGATGATACTGCTGGTGTAGATTTTACTGATCCACTTCAATTTCCACCAAATGGTATTGCTGTAGGAGATATAGTTAAAGACAATACAACAGGGTTTACTGCAGAAGCTATAGCTCCAATAGGTACTAATACTTTGGTTTTAATAAATACTGTATCTGGATTTACACCTAATGGGTTAGATGATGCTGTAGCATTATTAGAGGTGTCAGGCGCTGACTATCAAGTATTTTCAGGAGGGGCAGGAACAGCTTCTTGTTCTCCACAGGGGTTTACATATATTTCTGATGCAACTACTCCAGATGGATTTAGTATTGCTCTTCCTGCTACTCAATATTATGATGGAACAACTTCAGAATATATATACTATAATTTTGTACCCTACGGATGTACAGCTGGATACTTTCTAACCTCTGATCAAGGTAGTTTACACTCTAATAGAGATTATGAGACAGGGATTGTTTATATGGATGATCAGGGTAGAGCGTCTACTGTATTAGTAAGTAATGAGAATACCACATTTTTTGATCCTCAGACATCTGTTTTAAAAAATAAAATAAAAGTAACTCTTGATAATAAACCTCCATACTGGGCTACAAAATATAAGTTTGTAGTTAAACCAAGTGAGGGTACTTATTTTACTATATT